GTCCACTTCAGTTTGGTGTTGACAACTGTCGCCTGTCCTGATAGTTCAAGATGCTTTTCGTCTTGCTCTACCTCAAGGTTAAGAGGCAGAGGTCGCTTAATAAGCGCTTTTCTGAGGGCAGGATACCCGTCAATTGAATTTGACAGTATCCTCGGTTCCACAACAAAGGCCATAACCAAAGGCCGCTGTGTGTCGCCGTGCATCTTGTGGACTGTAAAACGTCCATCGTGATGCCACCGACCGATAGCAGGAGCACCCTTTTTAACATAAGGGTAATGCTTCAATACTCGCTTAGCGCGAGTATCGAGCCATCCTACTGTCAGGTCCCATCCACCAAGCTCGTAGAGCTGGTTTCTGAAACTAACAAAGGAGGACACTGCCGAACCATCATGATGTGATTCGATCGGATCGTGCTTAAGTCGAACTATTCCGACATTGTAACCGTCGTAATAGTCGCCGCCGCATGACTCTCTGAACTTACCTGTCCAGAAAGACTTGCTCCGATTCACCAGGGCCCCAAAGGCCTCAAGTGTTTGAATCACACTCTCAACAAATTCTACGGGGACCAAAATATCATCCCCGTAGACGCGCACAGACCCATACATCGACGTAATGTCAGTTTGGGTCAGAGGGCGTTTGAGGGCTCGCTCTATACCGAGAAAGATCAAGGTGCAAAACACCATGCTCTCTACGGGAAAAGTAAGCCCTGAACCCATTGATGCGAACTTGGCCAGGCGGATTACGCCATGACCAGGCACATCAGCTCTGCGACTACGAGACGCTTGAACTGCCTTTCCAAGGTTGGAAAAGTTATCAAATGTCGCAATTGCGAGCTGATTAGACACACGATCCGAGGCTTCCTTCATATCGAGGGTAGCCAGCCGCCCATCACGGGAGGCACTTCTGGCCATAAGCTGGTTAGGCTCTTGGCTGTCGAAGCAGATCAGGTTCCGTGCGTTATCATCGCGCCGGAATTCCTCTCTCATCATATCCATGATACCGAGCTGAATGTACATATTGTACGTTGGCTCCATGGCTATAATGCGAGGTGTGGTAGCATTTTTAACGACAGAAGATACCCTAACGGGTATCTCCTGCGAGGGTTCGTGAAAGTCAACATGGTCTGCGATAAGTTGAATCTCATCGTAGGATGT